AGTCCCATCAACATTAACAACATCATGCAACTTTAAGATCCGAACTAATTGGCCTGTCGAGACAGCATTCGTGCTAGCGTCAAGCTCAAGATTCGCCCACCCCGAAGTTGTGTTTCCAGAAGTTGCCCGGTACAGTAACGCTGCTGTATTCCCAACATCGGCCAAACCAGCAAGAGTTCCACCGGTATCACCCTGAACAACAAATTCCTGGAATGGGTAATCAGCCACAGCGATCCACCTATCACCAGTCTCAAGTCCTGAAGCTAAAGTCGTCAAATCCGATGCATCGAGGAAAGGGTCATCCGTTGCTAACCCTTTCCTTAAAGGTCCCGCAAACCCAACAGCTACTCCAATTGCTTGAACAATACCAGCAGTTCCAACAGCAATGGCATTAGTCAAAAACCCAGTAGAATCTAAATCTACAGGTTCTCCCAAGAAAATGTCATTGTTCGTTTGGACCCGATAGTAATGAACCGGCATATCCGGCCAGTTGATAGGAACGAGGCCACGAGCGTAATTATCGTTTGCCATTATTTATATCCTCCGTATCCCTAAAGTTTAAAATCGCGCCCTTCCTGAACGGCATCGAGAGGGGCAGAATCGTCCCCTTCAACGCTTTCCGAATCGGGCCTTGCTTTGTAAAAGTTTGGATGACCCTCGTGTTTACTCTCCTCAGAGCGAACACGGTCTAAGCTATCTTTCCCAGGTTTTTCCCTGATGTAGATAGCTTTTTTTACCGGCATGAACCCCAATATCGAATCTCCATTTTCAAGACCGCCATTAACACCAAATAGTATTTTCGGGGCATCCTCGAAATAAGAGCGATTAACAAGAAACCATCCTCTTACGTTAATGGAATAGTCCAATGCTCTTTTAACTTTGGATAACCAACGAAATACATATTTCCCGTGTTTAGACTGGGTCCACCGATCCATTGACTTATCCAGCCCGATCGACACCTTTTCCTTAACCCAACCGTGATGGGAACAGCTTACCCCAACGGTACAGTCGTAAGAGAAAGGTTCAAAAAAGTCGGGAAGAGATAATCGATGAATCCCCAATTTTTCTTCGCGGTCAATCACCTCAACTTCGCTAAGATTCTTAGGTTGTTCCTTCATCCTTTCCGAGATGTAAGCGTCATTTTCCGTCATGATCGTAAAAGGACGAACCTCTTCGGGAAGTTTTTGAACTTCTACCTTTTCATCTTTCTGGTCTGGAAATGGAAAACTAGGTCTTGGACTCATACCTCAACTCCTCCGATGGCTTCTTGAGCCTTCAGGTTTTTAGCGTACTGTTCGTAAGGGATTTTGTAATGATCGCAAAATTCTTTCTGGTCTTTCGTGAGAGTGATCTTTCCTGTTGGACTTGCGGTACGCCCAACAACGGACGATACTCCAGCACGAACGAGCCTATTCACTTCCCGATCAACTATTGGCTGGACGGAGGGTGGTGTTTTTCCCATACTTCTCATCCTATCTTCCATCCGGTACATTGCAATTTCTGGGCCGTGAACATTTGAAAGAAGAGATTGATCTTCGTTCAAAACTTGGCGGTAAATTGAAGATTCCTCAGAAGTATCATCCTCAATAGACGGATATTTCCGGAGAACCTTCTGTTTAGAATTATCAAGTTCTGATTCAAGAGACATACGACGTTGAGACTCTAAAACAGCTTGGTCTCTTTTTTGGAGAATCTCCTGAATTTTAGACTCGATATCCTGTTCTACTACTTTCTTCACGCCAAGTTTCCAATCGCGCTGTGCGATTTCGTCAATCTCGTCAAGATCTTTAGCTGTCTCTTTTGGAACAGTTTGCTCTTGTCTCGAAACAAGTTGCACCTTCAACTCCTGGAGTTCACGCATTGCCTGGTCTAGTTTTCTATTCTGATAGGCAATCGTATTGTGAAGCTTCGAGAGATCAGGCTGGGACTGTTTCGTCTGGTCAACCAATCCTTTATCCTTTTCAGGACTAGAAGGGACTGGCTTCTTTTCTAAGTCAACAACTACTTGATCTCGTGGATTTTCATCTTCTGGCTCGGAATCGATAATTTCGAGTTCCGGTTGTTTTGGGTCTGGCATCGAACACTCCCTTATTGAACTGGGGTTAGTTCTTCAACCTTCGATGGGAGAAGGCTGGAGATTAGTTTAATTAAAGATCCCATCCCAATATGAATTCCATCAATTTCAAACTGACGGCGAACCGCCTCAAAACTGTTGTTGGCCCTGAGAGCCAGAGACTTCTCCACTTCTTTTCGATTGCATAGCTTCTCCAAGTGGTCCTGGTACAGTTTCCATGCTGGATGGATTTCCAGTTCCTGGAGCAGTTGAACCTGAAGATCCTTTTCCACTTTCTCCTCCAATCCCAGAATCAGCGGATTTAGCCTGACCAAACTTTTGCTGGATTGCCATCATGATCTGCATCATCTGTTGGTGTTCTTGAATATGTTGCATTGTAAATTGCTGGATCTGAGCGGCAAGAAAAGGCGGTAATCCAGCCATGGTCGGTGACTCAATCAATTCCATATGTTTCTGGATATGTAATATATGATTTTCTGCAATCTGGGCCTTAACGCGGACAAAATCTCCTTGGACAATAAGAGTGTTTTCATCAGCTGGATCGTCAATCATATCCATATCAGGTTCTGGCCCTAGATACTCCTCTGGATCTTTCCCGTTAGATTTTAAAACATCTGCTGTCACTTTATAAATCTTAGACGGGTCGGTACCGACTAAAGGATTTTGGAGAAGAATACTGTAAAGCATCGCCGCAAGTTGCCGCTCAGTTTCCTTAGACCCCATTGATGGGTCCATCAAAATATAAGCATCGAACTCTCCAGAAATTCCTTCCTGGGTTAGCTCGTTTCCTTCAAAAAGAGGGAGACCATCCTCCCCCAATACCCTATTTTCTAATCCTGGCGGGATATTGAGCTGGAGCAAATCTAGGTGGTGAGTAACAATCCGAGCCACCCCTTCCCTCAACCTCTCGGCGGGCATTGCAAATCTCTGCTCAGCAGATTGAATAATAGCATTGGTTCTAGTCGCCGTTCCAGACCCCCCAACAATTTCAGATTCTTTTCCAAGAACGTAAGAAGAGGCGGCGGTCAACCTCTCGATAAATTCCAGGACTAACCGGATAGCAAGAATCAATTTATCGGTCTGAATCTGGATGTCAGGAAAAAATACGTTACGGGCCGGGTCAGAAACAGGAGTTCCCTTATTTGGCCCCAATTTCAGAACGGGTGCATCGACATCCCCTCCAGGATCGTAAAAGAACGGGCGAAGAATCCCAAGAGTGTTAGAGTCCGTCATTTGATTAAAAATTGCATCGATCTCCTCTGATAATTCTCGAACCTTCTCAAGAACCCCTTCTCCGTTATTCTCGTCTGGACAATCAATCCTATGATCGAACTTCGTGAAATCGAGAGGGCGTTTCCCAGACTTCGTAATATCTTTGACTCGAATCCCACCAATGTATAATTCATGTTCGGGAACTATCAAAACCCTGATATCTTCAGCAAATCCGTCTCCGTCCGCGTCAAAATTGAAATAGGCTTTCAATACCTCGACAGGGACATTTCTGATCTTAACCTCTTTGATTTTCTCTTCTTCATCAGGAGTCATTCCAGTTAAGTCAGGTTTTGCCCAGTTCAATTTATCCCGTAACTGGTTCGTTACATTTACGAACTTCCCTTCTGATTCTCCTTGTTCCAATTCTCGGTAAAGAAATATATCCTTTAAAATGACAGGCTCCATCTGAATATCTTTGGAGCCTTCCTGGAGAAACACATCTTCTTTAGGATACACTTTAGAAGAGGTTTTCTCGATCAGGGAAATGACACGTGACTTCAGAACCGAAGGGGTCCCATCAGGGTTCATTAAAGGCTGTCCTAATTCATCAGTGATTGGTTCTTCCGTTGTCTCCCCTTTATCGATTTGAGTCACTTTCCAGAAAGATTCAGTCAAGGAATCTCCATATCCAGCAACCTGTTTTACCCAGATATCAAAGAACGTCCGCATCCGGGAATGAACCCATATCCACCAATGCATTAATTTCGATATTCGCTCAGCCTTTGGCTGGTCAGTCGGCTCTCCTGGCCGCCAGCGGACCAATTCATCATTCAAAATCGCCGGGAATAGACGGGAATGAATCATATCCAAAATAGAAGTCGCTATCCTCAGACTCCGGTTAGAACAATATTTCCAAGGGATTTCTTTCGGGATTCTATTTCCTTTGTAAAGGTCGCGGATATTCACGATCCACTTGTCAAAGTCGATCTTTCCGCCTTTAGAATCAGTCCCGTAATCAAACTTCAAACGGCTGGTCTTCGACGAATTCCAATCTTCTAGAATAAGCTGGACGATATGTTTTTCCATCTCCTCAGAAAGCTGGAGCTGGATAGACGGGACTTCAGAAGTTTGAGTCTTGTCAGGGGAATTATCCTCTGAATCTTGACCCGTCCCGCCATGAAGTTCGTCCTTAATTTCTCTAGCCATCAATATCCCATCAATATTTAACCTTGAATTTACCCATTAAATTAGATTTCTTTGATTTCTTTGCCATTCTCTTCTTAATTTTAGCTCGTTCCTTCTTACTATGATGATGGTAAGCCATTTAATCTTGTCCTTTCTTTTACTTCCTTTTAGGACCTCTTTTCTTAGGGACATCCTCGAAAGGGACGTTCGGGATAGAATCGATTATTTTCTTTAAAGTTTCCTTTAGTTTAGACCAGGCGTCCCCGACAACTCCGATCTCGTCAACTGCCAGATATAAATCGTCCCTAGTCACGATTCGTCCCACCTTCCCTTTTCTGGAATTTAACAGGAGAATTTCCAGCCCCGCCGGTCCCGCGCTGATGAGATGGTTCCCAGCCGGTCTTCCTCAAAGTTCCATAAACATAAGCGTTTGCTCGTTTCCCACTAAACCCTTTAGAGCGGGCTTGCGCTTTCAATTCTCTCTCCAACTTTTCCGGCATTTTTAGACCCTCCATTCGCAGGATCGAACACGATAAGTTTCATACGGCGAACCTTCTCTAGTTCCTCAAGGGTTTTAACCTTTTCTTCCCGTAATTGTTCATCAGACATATCGTGGTATTCGGTATGGGATATACTCGTGAAATGGAACGATACATCGCCAATCTTCTTTTCTGCTTCCTCCCTGAATTCCCTGATAATTTTGCGGGCCGTCTTCAAATCTCCTTTAGATTTATAAAGGTCGTACTGTTCCTGGAGTTCATCCAATCTTTTCCTCTTATTAAAAAGTGGGACTTCAAAGAGGAGTCGATTGTATTCTTCCCGAAACTTGTTGATGACTGGAATCCAATCCTTTGATTTAGAATAATTCGAGATTGCTTGAGCCGTAATACTCTTATTAAAACTTTCCTTAAAATGCCGCATGATATCGGATGGTTTCCAGAACCAACCTAGAAGTTTTGCGACTTCCATTCGTTCCGGCATTGAAAGTACAGATTTTCCAACTCTTCCCATTAGTAAGGTGCTCCTTCCATTTCGTAGACGGAACTTTCCTGAAGGATACGGGATTTTGGACGGGCCGCCATGAGATAACGAACACAATCTGCGCCATGACTATCAAGTCCTTGCTCTACTTCTTTTGGATCTTTCTTAGAACGGGTTCCCATCGCCCATTCGTCGAACTGGAGGTTTCTCATTGACCTGATAGTTATTGGAGTTTGAATTCTATGAAAGAATAACTTGGGAGAATTTGTAAAACTAACCGGTTTAGACCGGTCGAAATGAAGAGCGTCTCGGACTAGCATATGGCCAAGATTGATATCATCGTTCGATGGATAAAAACTACATCCGAAATGCGTGAGTTCTTCCTTGACGGACCAATTCGAGCCTGGTTTTGACGGTTTTAACCCGAAATTAGGGTCGATTAACCTTTTCCGCATTTTATAGCCTCGGACCTTCTCGAAATCTCGGATCTTCCTGGCTAAATCATCCAATTCACAGCGGACGACCATTTCAGAATCGACATAGATATCATCGGCTCGATCAATAAACGCCCAGTTCACGTGATGTGGGAGCCGATCGTGCGGGTCGAGGACGCAAATTACTGGATCTGGATACGAATAGCTAAACTCCTTGATATGTTCTTCCGAGAATTCCCGGTATACCCTGCCGCGAAGCGTGAAGAACTGGCCATCGACGCGGATCTCCTTGATTTCTTCGGGGAGTCCCTGCTCAAACTCGGAGATTGCCTCTTCTGAAAGGATCGGGTTCCCGTTAATATCGAACTTGTTATCTCTCATCTTCGCAAAGTAACAGGAGATCCTCTTTCCATCAGCTTTATCGACCAATTCTTCTTTCATCCAGGCTTCGGTGAGAGGAGTGAACGTTATAACTTCATAACCGCGCCGGTCAACTAACCCACGAATAAGACCTTCCCGCTTGCGTTGATCCTGCGGTTCATCCTCCCATACAAAGTCCCAATCTGCCGACTCGTAAGCAGTGTCGTCCATCTCCATCGTCAACATATCGACCGTACTTCCGTCCCGACACTCGATGCGGTTCATGTAACCTTGACGGCGGCGGGACCTAAAATAATCTCGCGGTAGGAATTGAAGGATCTTTGGCTCGATGACCGTCGTGATATTCGCAAAACGAGTAACCGAAATTGCGGCCTTGATGGGACCTTTAAACCTACGCTCTTTCGGGAACCAATCGGGATATTTCTTCGTCAAGTGGAAACATAACTCCATCGCCCCAAAAGTAGATTTCCCGATCCGGTTCGCGCCGCATAACAAGATAGTTCGTGCTAAGGATTGGTGGGCCTTGTACTGGATTGAGTTCGGGACGTAATAGTCCATGCCGGATTCGCGGACCCGCGCCGATGTAACCGAGCTGATCCGAGATAACTTCCCCTCTAGTTGCTCCTCAACAGTCTCTAAATACTCTTTGCTTGACTTCCCGTCGGGAATAGTCAATAATACGTCTGGATTACTATGCCCAAAACTAGCTTCTTTAAGGCCCGCCTTGGTACCGCTACCAGTGTTATTAATATGATCAATCTTCATGGGGATATATTAACCTTAATCTTGCTCCATCAGTTAGATCTAACAGGGTGGCATCGGGTAACATGATGATAATAGATTTATAATTCATGCCGAGCTAACGTATATACCCTTTATATTTATAATATTATTTATTAATATCATGTCTAATCTATATATCTAATGATATATCTAATGTATATACATTGTATATTCAATCTATATTAATCTATATTGATTACTCATCATGATATCTAGATATCTTATCTAGTTATCATCCCCTATATACCTATCTAGCTATCTACATCGTAATATCTTATCCTTGCCGGGGTATTATAAATAATATCATAAATACCGGGATAATCTCGGAACTGGAAATAGCCTAGAAAATGGTACATTTCTTGTATAACATTATAGGACGCGCGGCGTTATTCCGATTTGAATTGTCGTAACCGAAGATATGTTATCTATTG